ACAACGCCGTCCATTACCTGTCGCTACTTGATGGCTTTGACAATTGCTTCAGTAGTGGCCATTGGATCACCATCATCGACGAGCTCGGCAAGCTCCTCCCTAACCCAGGCGAGTGTCCGCCCGAGGTGGCACTCTTCCTTCACTATGCAAACAACATGCCATTTATAGTCCCGAAGGCATTTCAGGACAAGGGCATGTGTACGTACAACACACGAGCCATCATTGCTACCACGAACGTTGAGGATATGAACGTGACATCCTACATGTCGCTGCCCATGGCGACTCACCGTCGCTTTGACATGCACCTCACCATTAACCTCAAGGAAGAGTACAGGGGCGTCGTTACGAGCGCCAACAACTGCTGTGATATGTGGGAGATCACCGTCCGCAAGCCCACCGAAGCGCCCGGTGGCGGTAACAAGGTCGTCTTTACTTCTGAGATTAACTTTACCGAGATGGCTTCGTTCATTGCTTACTTCAATGAGTGCATTGATAGGCACGAGGCACAACAGCGGGCCGCTCTCGAGAACTATGAGTACATCGACAACATGAAGTTTTGCCTCAGGTGCAAGGCCGCTGGCGATTCGCTTCCCGAGCAGTTCTGTAACTGCATTGATGGCACCATCCCGCCCGGTGAGCCTGTTGACGGGGACGCTGCTTTCGCAGGCGTGCAGGAACCCAGGCCGCAGGCTCGACCCACTGTGTCACCCGTCGTCACTTCCGGTACCCACCAACAGAGGATCGTTGAGCACGCCAACGCTTTTTCTCCATGGTTTTGGTTTGCCAGCACGCTTAGGGTGATTGCCGCCTGTACTGTCACTTTCGTCAACCGGTCCGTCAATCGGGTTTTCGACATGATTCAGTTCATGCTCCTTTACCCGTTCCTGTGTGCTGCCCGTAATGTCCCTAACTACCATGACCATGCGATGGCCGCACACGACATTGCTAGGAGAGGCATTTCGTGGTCACGGGATCTTACCATGACGCTCGCTAACCTTGCTGAGCTTAGGCTTTGGACCGCTGTCACTCGGGACGTGAGGTACTGCACCATTCACACAATTTACGGCTACTCAGTTTGGGTGGCGTCTACCAGGAGGTGGAAGCAAGTGAAGAACATGTGCAAGGTCGCACTGGCTTTCATTGCAGTTTACGCCGTTGCGAAGTCTTCTATCGCAGGGGTCAGCTTTCTCTTTGCTAAGCGCCGCCGCAGGAACGTGAAGTTGCAGGGTGGCCAAGACGAAGAATTCGACGACCACTTACTGCAGAAGCAGGGCCTGGATGATTCGCCGGACCTCAAGTGGGGGCCATGGGACCCTAGGATCGCCGCCATTCGCGCTTTACCGCGAGCCAGCCTAGCACAGTCCGGGCAGGCCGATAGTGACCTGTCGACACTCCTTGAGAAGTGCGTCCATCGCTGCAAGATTGAGGCCACCATTGGCGGCCAGGTGTACGTGACGTCTAATAACGCCATGAAACTGTCCCACGGTCTTTTTGTCATTTCCAACCATGCCATCCCTTTGGGTGTGCCAGTGAAAATAACTTTTAGTAATTCGAAGCGGGTTGGTGACGGTTCTCTCACTATGATTTATTCGCAGGATGAGATCACCCGGAACTTGGACAAGGATTTGGCTATTGTCCATGCTGCATTTGGTGAAGCCTCTAGCATTGAGAAGTTTATGCTCAATTCCACTTCAATCCCTGCAGCACCCGCAGCTCTGTTCACCAGGCGGCTTGAGAAGAGTGACGTGAAAGACACCTTCGTCCTCAAGAAGATTGACTTCGCTAAGGTCAGTATTTCCGAGGGATTCTGGCCATCGAACAACCACGACACCACTATCTACCCAGACCCGTCCGTTGTGCCGGTCATGATTGGCGGAGTCCCGGATGAGAGCCCCATCGACGGTGACTGCGGCGGCCCTTTGGTCGTTTATCTTGGCACCGGGAAGAACAAGTCGCCTGTTGTCGCTGGTGTCCATGCCGTCGCTGTCCCCGTTTCTGGGTTCTTCTGCGGCACAACTGGACTGGAGGCTTACAGCACCCTTTTTACGCGCCATGACATCGAGAAGCTGAAGAACGAACACCTCCAGAAGTGCGGCGGTATGCCTATCTTTGACCAGATCCAGAGGAGTTCCTTCCAGACACACGTCACTAAGAGGAATCTTGAGCTCATACCACAGCTCCATCCCAACAACATGTTTAGGCACCTGACTTCTAGTGAGCCTGTACCGAAGGTCATCATTTACGGTCAGGTTAAAGACTACCCCACCGCGAGATTCAAGTCGTCCTATGCGGAGAGCCCTCACAGGGCCCTCATTGAGAAGCATGGATTCATGACCAAAAAATGTGTGCCACGCCTTAACAACAAGTGGGGCCACAATGCTGTGTTTGTTAGGGACATTTGTGATACTGAGCAGTGTTTTCCCGGTCCCCTGATTAACGCCTGCGCTCGTCATTACCAGGCTAAGGTCGAGGGGAGGGACATGGAATACAGGAAGCTCACTTTGCAGCAGGCCGTTAACGGCACCGGACGTGCGTTCGAACACGTCATGACCATGAGCTCCTCAGCCGGTATGGGCAACCCTGGACCGAAGAGTCTTATCCTCATCAATACTGGAGAGATCCACCCGGAGACTGGACAAGTGTGTTATGAATTTGTTCCCGGGGTTTATGAGGAAATTGACTACATGGTTGGGGTTTACTTGCAGGGAAAGAGGGCTGGACCCATCTTTTCTGGTGTCCTGAAGGATGAGGTCATTAGCCCCGAGAAGATGGCCCTCGACAAGATCAGGACCATCTGCATGTCCCAAGTCGCCTTCACGGTACTCGTGCGCCAGTACCTCCTAACCTTCGCCTCGTACCTGCAGCGCAATCGCGGCATTAGTGAGCTAGCAGTCGGCATTTCTGCACAGTCGGTTCAGTGGGACTCTATTCGTCGTTATCTAGTCGACCACAAGGATGGGAACAGGTCGGACCGCATCTTTGCGGGCGACTTTAAGGCTTTCGACAAGAAGGTCATCACTGGCACAGTCCTTTATGCCGTGTGCACTGTCATCTGGAACGTCGTGCACCCCCACCTTCCTTCGGTTGAGGATAAGAAGATCCTTTGTGGCATACTGAATGACCTGATGAACCCACTTGTGCTTGTCGACAGCACTTTGTTCATGACATCGATGAACCCTTCTGGTAACCCGCTCACCGTCATCATTAATTGCATCGGCAATTCCATTATGATGCGTGCCGCGTATGTCCTTAATCATCCTGCCCTCGGTATTTCTGAGTACATCAATAAGTCCTACCATGCCGCGCTGCACGACGATTCTAAGGTCACCACGGACAGGGAGTACTACTTGACTGTCATCAACTCCAGGGCTCCCGAGGAATTTGACAATTGCCTTTCCACCTTTGACGAGGACGTCGCCGTCACCCTCTATGGTGACGACAACTGCGGTTCCGTCAATAAGAGGTGCAATTTCATGAACCAGACCACCATTGCTGCCGCCCTCCACATTCTTGGCGTGGAGTACACCAATGCGGACAAATCTGACCCTCGCGTGAACAATATTGGCCTCATTAACATCTCTGAAGCCACGTTTCTCAAGC